TGTATAATATGTCTTTAAGAAATTGAGAAACAGTTTATATGAATCTTTTTTATCTCGATAAAGACTTAGAGAAATGTGCACAGTATCATGTTGATAAGCACGTAAGTAAAATGATTTTAGAGTCAGCTCAGATTATATGTACTAATCTGACTGTTGACCACCTTTTTGGCGATCTTCCTGGTAAGTTGAATTCTGAGCAAAACAAAAAACTATCTGACTTTAGAAAAGAGCAGAAAGAACTACCTCAGGAAGATCGCCTCTTTATGTATTTACCCACAATGCAGAACCATCCTAGTACAATCTGGGCACGGTCTTCATTAGAAAATTTTTACTGGACTCACTGCTATGCTCATGCACTAGCAGAAGAGTACCGCTATAGATACGGTAAAGCACATAAGTCGTTCTGGGATGTTATTAACAAAATGCCAGAGCCAAAGCACATGGTAGACAGAGGTTTCACTACCTTTGGTTTAGCCATGCCTGACGAATTAAAAGACTACGATAATCCTATAGAGTCTTATCGTATGTACTATATGCTAGACAAAGCTACGTTCGCATCCTGGAAGCACAGAGATAAGCCTGACTGGTGGCAAGAAGACGTAGCAGACTATGAAAAAAGGATAACTAGAAATGGATGAATCATGTCCAAATTGTGGAGAGTATCTTAGTGGTGACGGTTATGGTACGCCTACCCGCTGCCCTAATGCTTTAGAAGAACGCTGGTGGTATACAGAACCAGACTCCGGCCCATATTATTGTTTAGAGGAAGAATAATGGAAACTGTTGAAATTGATATTTCCGAAGAAGACCTTAGAGTTTTGTTTATGTTAGCTCATAAAGCTGATGTAAGCCTTAACCAGTATATAAGCTATGTTATGCAAAATACTGTACTTAACAAACTATTACAGGAGAAAGCATATGAGTAAAGTAAATTTAATATCACTAAGTAAGCCTACCGCGTATTCAGAGTGTTATACAGCCGAAAACTTAGTAGCTTATGCTGCTAGAGTAAGTAATCCTGCTAACCAAAACAATACTAAGACTGCTGGTAAGTTGATTAGATACTTAATCAAAGAGAACCATTGGTCTCCACTGGAAATGGTACACTTAACTATTGAAATCCAAACTACTAGAGATATTGGTAGGCAGATTTTAAGACACCGATCTTTTGCTTTTCAAGAGTTTAGCCAGCGTTATGCAGTAAGTGAAAACTATACTACCCGTGAAGCTAGAATGCAGGATAAGACAAATCGACAGAACTCTTATGAGACTGATAATAAAGAATTATCAGAAGAATGGAATATACAACAAGCCTCCATTATTAATAAAGCAAAAGAAGTATACCATTGGGCATTAGACAATGGCATTGCAAAAGAACAAGCAAGAGCTGTACTACCAGAAGGTAATACAGAGACTACTATGTATATGGCAGGTAGTTTACGTTCTTGGGTACATTACTGTGATCTGCGCAGGTCGAACGGTACTCAAAAAGAACATATGGAAATAGCAGAAAAGTGCTGGGATATTATAGTGCAACACTTCCCGCAAATAGGCGCTGATCATGAAATGCCCTAAGTGTCAAAAAGAATGTAGAAGACTAATTGGAGTAGGTAACCATTGTTACCTTTGTACATATGAGTTACCTCCTGTCTACAAATGTATGACGTGCTGGAGTAATGTAGAATTTTTAAATCCAGATTCTAAGTGCTTTGTGTGTTCGCCTCCTATAAATAGTGCCGTAGGATTAGCAAATTATTTGTTGACTACAAGAGGTGAAAGCTATTATAATATATCTAACAAGAGAGAGAGGAACAATGATGGAAGGTAAAAAATACGACAGCAGTAAGCCTAGAATGTACCTGTTGCCGCCTAAAGCGGTAGTAGAAGTAAGTAATGTTCTTACGTTCGGGGCAGAGAAGTACGATGAAGAAAACTGGCGCAAGCTAGATAACCTTCAGAACAGATACACGGGTGGTGCACTTCGGCACATATTCTCACACCTTGATGGAGAGACACTAGACGAAGACTCAGGGCATAGCCATCTAGCACATGCTATATGTTGTTTACTATTCAAATTGGAGATAGAACTTGAGCAGAAGAGTAAAGAAGAAGGAATACGAAAACTTATCAGCGAGCAACATAAAGAAAGTAATTTCGCTGTTAAACCCGTCTACACCTGGAGTTCAGCCTTCGGGGCAGCCTACGGAACAAATAAAAAAACCGATATCTAAAAAAGAAGCGTGTGATATCTTAAATATCGCATACAATACTACTAGATTAGATAAAATTATATCAGAATATTATGAGCAGCTAGAGTATGTTGCTTCTCGTAAGAAGAAGAATAGAGGCCGAGCCGCTACCAAGCAGGAAGTAGCAGAATCAGTAGCGGGGTATCTACGAGGTGAGCCTATTGCAGATATTGCAAAAGGTCTATACCGCTCCTCAGCTTTTGTAAAAGCTATTATTGAGAGAGTAGGAGTACCAGAGCGAGTTGGGGGAGAGGACAGTACGGAAGTAGACTATCTACCAGAGCAATGTACAGCCGAAAGTTTTAACATTGGGGATATAGTTTGGTCTGCGAAGTATCACAGCTCCGCCATTATTGAGGACGAAATCTCAGTAGACTATCAGGCAGAAAGACCTGGGTACTCAGACGTAAATTATGAGAATAAGTATACTAGCAAGTGTTACGCTATCTATGTACTTACTCGAAATGAAAATGACAGTGTATACGAGAAGAGAAAATCAGGTTTTTCAGCTTTCTCTCTTGCATATGATCTTGGCAGCTTAGAACATTTGAAAGAGTACGGAGTAGATTTACACACCCTTTGAAAAATAATTCTTGACTTCACTTGGTATATCCTAGTATAATATACACTTACAAGATGAGGAAAGCAATGGGAAATCGCTTTTACGAACAACAGCTTAGAGCACTGGGTACTTGCCCAGGAATAAAAAACACTACCAAAAGGACTAGAAAAATGGCTTGGACAGACGAAAAGAAATCATCAGTAATTGAAGCATACGAAGCAGCAGAACCTACCCCAGAAAACAGCATGGAGATTGTAAAAGAAATCGCAGACGAGTACGAAGAGTCCCCTAACGGCGTTCGTATGATTCTTACTAAAGCTGGCGTTTATATCAAAAAGACCCCAGCAGCCGGTAAGACTGCATCTGCCCCTACAGGTAGTACACGAGTTTCCAAAGCTGACGCGCAAGAAAGCCTCACTGCTGCAATCACTTCAGCAGGGCAGGAAGTAGATGACGAAATCATCAGTAAGTTGACTGGTAAAGCCGCACAGTATTTTGCTACTGTTATCGCCGCCATCAACAACTAATCGGATCGAGCTAGTACCTCTCCGAAGCAGGAGGATAGCGTTGCCTGCTCATCAAAAATACGACGCATTTTTCTCTAAACCTTAGCAAACAGTACAGTAGAAGATTCTGCTAACCTGCTTCAAAGGAATAACTGTGAGAAAAGAACAATTAACACAGCTTGTTGAAGAATACGGAGATGCTATTATCACCTATCGGAGTGAGAATAGTAAGAAACTAAAGTACAATGTTTGCACATTAGATTTTAGTACGCCGTATGTTCAACAAAAAATTAATAGAGCAAAAGAAACCGATAGTACACTGCTGTTATTTTGTTGGGATACCGATTCTTATCGGTTATTAAAACCCAGTTATGTAACGAGTGTGACACCTCTTTCTGCTATATTGAAAAATACAGGTGCTCGCTAATGGAGATTCACGAATCCCCTGATGCGTATTCTCGTGTTATTCATTATGATGCAGTTAAAGAGATACAAGTTAGACTTACCGTTAATATATTCCGAGGTACTGAGTATCTTGGTTTACGAAAGTTTTATTTAGACTTTGATGAGGAATGGAAGCCTTCTCCGGAAGGTATCTCTATGCCTCTGGATCTAAGTAATTCTAGGGAACTATTCATTGGCTTATGCGAGATTCTATCTTTAGCAGAAGTTGACGAGATAGTCAGAGAGATTTTCCCTCTAACATAAAAATAGTTCTTGACTTTAGTCTTATTACCTTGTATAATATACATTCATTCAGTGGGGGTTTAGCAATTGGAAGAATACTTAAAGAGTCTGTCAGACGCATACTACGAAGGAAAGCCTCAGCTTTCCGATGAAGAGTTTGATCGTCTGGCAGAGATATACAACTACAATTCTGTAGGTCATACCGTTACTGACGGTGTCCCACACCTGTATCGTATGTACTCTTTGCAAAAGTATTTTGACATCTCCAAAGCCCCTGACCTTGGTAGTTACATAGTAACACCCAANCTGGATGGAGCCGCTGTAGCTATTGTATATGTAAATGGAAAATTAGCTATAGCACTTACTCGGGGAGACGGCAATCTGGGACGAGATATTACAGACAAGATGAAAACTCTTGTTCCTGAAACTATCCCGCTTCAAGGAATTATCCAGGTAACTGGAGAAGTAGTTTGCCCTTCGAGTGTCCCAAACTCTCGTAACCTTGCATCAGGCTCTCTAAACCTGAAGGATATGAGTGAGTTTCGTACTCGCCCGTTGACCTTCATCGCTTATGCCTTGCAAGGTTCTAGTATCCAAACCTGGACTGGAACTATGAAGTACCTAGAAGCGCAATGNTTCAACACGGTATATAGTTTCGATTCGAGTAGTTATCCTACCGACGGCTTAGTCTATCGGATAGATGATAACCAAAAGTTTGATAGTATGGGATATACTTCCCACCACCCACGTGGTGCCTTTGCCTTGAAAGAGCAGAAAGAGGGAGTAGTAACTGAATTGCTTGATGTTGTGTGGCAAGTCGGCAAGTCCGGAGTTGTTAGTCCTGTAGCCATTCTTCAGCCAGTAATGGTTGGCGAGGCTACTGTGTCTAAAGCTACACTGCACAATATTGAGTACATTCGGGGACTTAACTTAGAGATTGGATGTATGGTTGAAATCATTAGGTCAGGCGAGATTATACCTCGTGTTGTTAGACGAATTGGAGATTGTTAATAGCTTTCGAAAAATAGTACTTGACATTATACCTAAAGATATATATAATATACATTCAGATTTAAGGAGAGTTTAGATGATTTCAATTGAAGCCCCAACGCATTGCCCTAGCTGTGCATCGGAGTTGATTTTTGTTAATCATATTTTGTATTGTGAGAACACGTCCTGTGCCTCACAGTGTCAGAAAAAAGTAGAGCACTTTGCGAAAGTACTCAAGATCAAGGGTCTAGGCCCAAGTAGTATCTCTAAGTTAGGTATTACTGATTTTGATATGATCTATGCCTTATCTGAGGCTCAGATAGCAGAGTGTCTCTCATCTGATAAACTTGCAGCAAAATTATATTCCGAGATTCAGAACTCAAAATCTGCTTCTCTGGATATTCTTTTGCCCGCATTAGGTATCCCCTTGATAGGTACGCACGCAACCAGAAAGTTATCTACAACAATTACTTGTATTAGTGAGATCAGTAGAGAAACCTGTGTTGAAGCTGGCCTAGGCCCAAAAGCCACGGATAGTTTAATGGAATGGCTTCACAAAGACTTTTATGCTTTCTACGATGGGTATCTCCCGTTTAGTTTTAAGTTCAATAAAGCAAAGAATATAATACCAACAAATGGAATAGCTGGTATAGTATGTATTACAGGAAAACTAAAGAGTTTTTCTAGTAAATCAGAAGCTACCTCTTATTTAGAACAAAATGGCTTTATTGTTAAGTCAACACTTACTAAAGACTGTACTCATTTAATTAATGAGTCAGGAATCGAATCAATTAAAACTAAAACTGCTCGGGACAAAGGAGTCATAGTGACTACCATACCCGAGTTAATTAAACCTTAAAGGAATATTTAAAGATGGCTACTACACCAAAATGGAACGATGATCGTTCAGCACAACTTACAGCCTTCGTCGGTGACGAAAGCCCAGTATCACAAGGTACTGTAAACGAAGCAGCATTGCTGCTTGAGACCTCTACACGTTCTATCTCTAGCAAGCTGCGAAAGATGGGCTTTGAGGTAGAACTGGCTTCTGCAGGTAAAGGCAAGTCTTACTCTGAAGCACAAGAAGCTACTCTGGCTGCTTTCGTAGCAGACAACAGTGGTGAATATACTTACGCTCAAATCGCTGAGTTGTTTGAGGGCGGTTCTTTCGAGCCTAAGTCAATCCAAGGCAAAATCCTCTCTATGGAGCTGACCTCACACGTTAAGCCCGCTCCTAAAGTTGAGAATGTTCGTAAGTACAGCGAAGAAGAAGAAGCTACTTTCATTGCTATGGTCAATGATGGTGCTTTCGTAGAAGCTATTGCTGAGTCAATGGATCGTAGTGTAAACTCTGTTCGTGGTAAGGCTCTTAGCCTCCTACGGGCTGGCGAGATTGATGCAATCCCACGCCAAGAGTTCACGAAAGGTACTGACAAGAGTGATCCATTCGAGAACCTAGACGTCGCTAACATGACTGTCGAAGCTATCGCTGAGTCAATCGGCAAAACTGCTCGCGGTGTTAAGACTATGTTGACCCGTCGTGGTACTGCTGCATCTGATTACGATGGTGCTGCTAAAGCTGCTAAAGCTGCTCAGTAATAGAATCTAAACTCTAGCCAACACATCTCTTTTTGGCGTGTGTTGGCTTTTTATTGTTCGGGGGAACTTTTGAATATTGCAAGTGCTTTACTAAAGCAAGTTATTACTACACAGGACTTCGAGACTTGGAGTTACCTGCGTAGAGAATATTTGCCTACAGAATTCCATGTGCTGCATAAGCTCATTGAAAAGCATTGTGAAAATTTTCATTCGCTTCCCACGTTCGATAACCTCAAGTTAGGTATTAGAGATCGACAGACACAAGAAAAAGTGTTTGCCGTTGAAAGTGTAGATGTAGACGTTGATGCGGATATTCTACTAGAGTACCTAAAAAATGAGTATACCCAAAAAGAAATACTCAACTCTCTTGAGAATTATATAGACAACTCTGTACTCTTCGCGGATGCAGATGAGTCTGTAGGTCAGCTGCATCAGATCGTCTTAGACATCGAGGATAAGGTCGATTTGCAAGAGCCAGCAGAGAATATGCAACGTATTCCTCTATTCGAGCCAGAAGCAGAGATTTCCAAGTACTTAGGCTTAGGCTTAAATTCAGACTATGACCACGAGATTAAGTTTTCCCCCCGAGACTTGGTTCTTGTTGGAGGTCGTCGTGGTGCTGGGAAGTCTCTCACCTGTGCTAACATTGCCAATAATGTTTACAATTCTGGACGATCTTCTATATATTTCACTATCGAAATGGATAGTAGATCAGTATTTCAACGTATATGTTCAATAGCTACTGGAGTACCTTTCGCCCGCTTACGCACTAAGAATCTGAGTGTTACTGAGTGGGAGAAAGTAGCCATATGGTGGGCAGCACGCTACCAAGGTAGTGAAGGACGTTTAAAAGAATATAGAGACCACAGGAACTTTGATACGCTTTCCGATGACCTAAAGAACAACTGCGAGCTTCTCCCGACTCAGCAGATGGACGTGGTTTACGATCCTTCTCTAACACTAGCCAGGATTCGGGCAGAGTTAGATAAGAAAGTTAAAAAGTTGAATGTTGGTGTCATTATTGTAGATTATCTTAATCAAGTTAAACGCTCTAACATGCCATCTCGTGGTGGTCAGTACGATTGGACAGAACAGATTGAAGTTAGTAAAGCATTGAAAGCTATGGCGCAAGAGTATGAATGCACTGTGTTTTCTCCGTACCAAACAGACGCTACTGGTGAAGCTCGCTTCGCTAAAGGTATTCTTGACTCCGCAGACGCGGCTTATGCACTAGAGGCATGGGATCAAGAAGACAACTGCATGACATTTAACTGTGTTAAGATGCGAGCCGCCAGTATGCGTTCTTTTTCTTCAGAGGTAAATTGGGAAACCTTGAAAATTGGACCAGAGTCACAGTTGACTCCAAAAGAAAGAGAGGATAGTTCGCATAAAACAGGGGAAAGTATAGATGACATATAGTAAAAAGTTCTTGACTGTTATGATAAATTCTAGTATACTATGTATTCTAAATTGTGATAAGGAGGATTTATGACAATAAGCTATAAAGTAGATGGTAATGTGACGAATAATTCCAAAATTAAGATTTTAAACCTTTTAGACACTGTTGAGTATTCTATCGAACTAGATGACTACATAGCAGCAGAAGTAACTATACATAAGCTATCCGCGCTTTCACATCAAATGGATGCCGATTGCTTAGAGAGATACGAAGAACTACAACACCATATTGACACAGAGGCTTACTATGAATGTATCGGAACTGCTAATAAGCAAAGATATTCGATATACACCAAAGGGCGGTGATTTTATAATAAAGTGCTTGAATCCAGAGCACGCAGATAGAAATCCTAGCTTGAGAGTAGATCAGATTACTGGTATCTTTAACTGCTTCTCTTGCGAATTTAAAGGAAACCTTTTCACGCATTTTGGGGAAAGGCCAAACTACTTACAATTACGTCGAGAACTTCTAAAAAAGAAAATTAGAGATAAGAGGGCAGAAAGTATTGGATTGGCCTTTCCCGAGGGTGCGATGCCTTATGTTGGTGACTGGCGAGATATTAAGCCAGAGACTTACAAAAGGTTCGAGGCTTTCATACATAGCGGATCGGATTATTTATCTCGTATTGTGTTTCCGATACGAGACAGAACTGGTAAAATAGTAGCATTTCAAGGTCGGCATACCTCAATGGGTATACCTAAGTATTTAAACTTACCTGCTGGTGCTAAGATGCCTTTGTTCCCAATAGTTAAACCGATACAAGGTAGTGTGATTCTAGTAGAAGGTATATTTGATATGCTTAATCTACACGATAAAGGACTAACTAACGCTATATGTTGTTTTGGAGTTAAGAATGTCACAGATGATAGACTAAGTATGCTCACTATGCAGGGAGTAGATAACATAGATATCTTCTTAGACAATGACGCAGCGGGGCAGGCAGCCTCAGCTAGAATAATAGAGTTATGTGATAATGCTAAACTTACTAATCGTAACATTAAGTTCGGTAATAAGGAACAAGATGCAGGATCACTAACACAGAGTCAAGTATCAAAGTTAAAAAATAAACTATATAATTGAGGATGAGTATATGACAGGCACTCTAATAAAGCCTAAAGTAGCACTAGTAGAAACAAAACCAAGTAGAACTAATTTTAAGCAAGAATTCGAGCATTCGTTTGAGTTCGATCAATATCAGCTATGTTCAGACCCTACTATTAAGAAGGTTCTGAAAAGCCACTGCGATATTCAAATTGACATAGCAGCCTATGACTGGATCATCCTGATAGGTTCAGACGCTTTGAAGTACTTTACTAAAATCAATTCTGTGACAGCTTACTCTGGTAAGGCTGTAGACGGCAAGTTTTTGCCTATTATCAACCCTGCTATGCTTGCTTTTAAACCAGAAGCAAAGAAAACCTGGGACACATCTAAAGATAGTATCATTTCATACATCGCTGGTGAAGTCAAGGAAGTAGTAATTGATGAAAGTGTTGCTTTTGGCATTCAAGACACTGCTGAGGCCAATAAATTTATCCAAGAAGCAATTGATGCCCCTAAACCTTATATAGCTTTAGACTCTGAAACTACTGGCTTATATCCTCGTGATGGCTACATTCTAGGTCTATCTATGGCGTATGACGATAAGAAAGGCGCGTATATAGATACAGAGTGCTTTGACGAAGAAACAGAACGACTGCTCCAAGAATTATTTAATAAAAAGACTGTAATCTTTCATAATGCGAAATTCGATTTGGCATTCTTTGAGTATCAGTTTAATTTCAAGTTTCCTAAGTTTGAAGATACTATGCTTCTCCACTACTTGATTGATGAGAACCCAGGCGGTCATGGCTTGAAAGAGCTGTCTCTAAAGTTCACCCCTTATGGTGACTATGAAAAGGAGATGTACGCTTGGATGGATCAGTACAGGAAGGAGCGGGGTATCAAGAAAGATGATTTCAATTGGGGAATGATTCCTTTTGATATCATGAAATTGTACGCTGGTATGGATGCTTTATGTACTTTCTTGTTGTTTGAGAAGTTTGTAAAGATTAAGCAGAATCCTAAACTGAACTGGGTATATGAAAATATTCTTATCCCAGGCTGTAGGTTTCTGACAGACATTCAAGACAATGGTGTACCGTTTGACCGTGATAGGCTAGAGTTCTCTCAAGTAAAAATGCAAAATGATATTGACCATGCTGTGACTGAGATGTACAAGAATCCTGCTATTAAGAAGTTCGAGGAGATCCAAGGAAAACCTTTTAATCCGAATAGTACAGTACAACTACGAAAGCTAATGTTTGACTTCCTGGGACTTAATCCAACTGGTAAGAAGACGGGAACTGGAGCAGATAGTACAGATGTAGAAGTACTGACAGAGTTGGCACAGGTTTCACCAGTGCCAGGACTTATCATTGACATTAGACAGAAAAGTAAGATCAAGAATACTTACTTAGATAAAATTATTCCACAATTAGATAGAGACTCTCGTTTGCGTACTGGTTTCAATCTACACACTACAACCTCTGGTCGCCTGAGTTCTAGTGGTAAATTGAATATGCAGCAGCTTCCTAGAGACAACCCTACAGTAAAAGGTTGCATTAAAGCAGCTCCTGGACATAAGATTGTAGCGATGGACTTAACAACAGCAGAAGTATATGTTGTTGCCGTACTAGCAGAAGATGAAGCACTGAAAGATGTTTTCCGTAGTGGAGGCAACTTTCACAGTACTCTTGCTAAGAAAGTATTTAGTCTACCATGTGAAGTAGAAGATGTAGCGAAACTTTACCCAATGCAACGCCAGGCTACTAAAGCTGTAACTTTTGGTATTCTATATGGTGCAGGCGCTAATAAGATTAGTGAACAAGTAACCAAGGATAGCGGAGTTTACTTTAGCCGTAATGAAGCTCAAGAAGTCATTGATGAGTACTTCAAAGAGTTTCATAAGTTGAAGTCATGGATTGAGCAGAACCAGAAGTTTATACAACAGAATGGATTTATCTATAGTTTCTTTGGAAGAAAAAGACGATTGCCTAATGTTGCCTCTACAGATAAAGGGGTACAGAGTCATAGTGTTAGATCAGGACTTAACTTTCTAGTACAATCCGTAGCATCTGACATTAACTTATTAGGTGCTATTGATATGGAGATTCATTTAAAAGCAAACAAGATGAAGGCTCGTATCTTTGCTCTAGTACATGACTCGATTCTGGCTGAAGTGCCAGATGGAGAGATTGACTCTTACATGGAGGCTCTCCAAAAGTATATTCAGTTAGATAGAGGTATTAGTATTCCAGGTGCCCCAGTTGGTTGTGACTTTGAAGTTGGGGATGATTATTCAATGGGTAAATTCGAGAAGTTATATGGTTGATCAAGCTAAAGCAAATGAGTTGGCAGAGCACTTAGGAATATCTGGCTATGGAGCAGTAGTTGACGTAGATTCTGTTAGTGAGATAGTATTATCCACTGACGGGGTTGGTACTAAACTTCTAATAGCAGAACACTTTAATAAGTTCGACACTGTAGGTATCGATCTAGTAGCTATGTGCGCTAATGACATTTTATGTCTTGGAGCACGCCCACACAGTTTTTTAGACTATTACGCCACTGGAAATCTCGATCTTGATAAGAGTAAAGAGATTCTAGCTGGAGTACTGAAAGGCTGTGAGTTAGCTGGATGTAAGTTAGTAGGAGGAGAGACCGCTCAGCTAAATCCTATGTTTTTTAAGAATTCATGGTTTGATTTAGCAGGGTTCATAATGGGAGTAGTAGAGCAAAGACTGCCATCTTCTCCTGTAATGAAAGGAGACTATATAGTAGGCATTCCTAGTAGTGGTGTCCACAGTAATGGATTCACTACTATTAGAAAAAAGTTAGATAATTGGACAGAAGACCTATTAACTCCTACTAGAATATATACAGATGAGATTTTAAATAACTTAAAGTATATTAAAGCCTGTGCTCATATAACTGGTGGTGGTATTCATGGAAATCTGCCACGGGTGCTCAACGGGCTTGATTATGCTATTAATCTCACCCTAGACTCTTATTGGAAGGATTTACAACATAAACTAGACCTAACGTCAGAAGATATGGAAAATACTTTCAATTGTGGTTGGGGTATGTTATTAATATGCAACAGACCTGAGTTTTTAGATATTAAAGGTGCCCGAGTGCTGGGCTTGTTGAAGTAAGAAATGGCTGTAGTAGTTTCATTCAGGGGCTGCAAAGAATATTAAGTTTCCAGTTTATAAACTACCTTCTGATGACTGGTGGTTACAAGACGGACTTTTATTCTTAGATGGAATGTTACTAGATGACCGTAATATGCCTGGAGAGCGGCTTGGGATTAGAAGAATACAGACGCCCTTCTCTAGTACTTTAATGCCTTTAAAGCATCAAATAGATACCTTATCGGGAATAGTAAAACAGAAGAGCGGCTGCTATATTGACTCTCTAGGAAGAACTTTTATATATGAAAAAACATTAATGTGTAAGTTATCATATTATAAAATTAAAAAAATTGAGAGAAAGGATGTAGCATCCTTACTATGGGTAAGAGGAATCAATTTTCCTTTTACTATACCACGCCCCCCAGAGAGCGGCATGATCTGGGCGGGTATTTTACATTTTCACGGACTTCCGTGGATTTTATACGAGTATTCTGAGACTAAACTCAAAGACACTCGCAGAAAAGTATAAGGAAACCTATGGCTAAAATAGCAGCTAACAAAAAGACTAAAACTCTAGCAGGAGCTAGTCTTACCCTTCAAGAAATTGAACCACTGACTAGAAATCAGTTAAAAGCATTTGAATCTAATAATCATCTTCTTTTACATGGTCTAGCGGGAACGGGTAAGACGTTTATTTCAAGTTATCTTGCATTTGACGATATGTCAAAAGGGATTTTTGAAAAGTTAGTAATTATTCGTAGTGCCGTTCCAACACGAGACATTGGATTTCTTCCAGGGACAGAAAAAGAAAAGGGTTCCGTATATGAAGAGCCATACAAAGATATAGCTAATGAGCTTTTTGGTAGAGGGGATGCTTATAGTATTCTCAAGCAGAAAAGTTTAGTAGAATTTATGACTACCTCCTTTATTCGGGGAATTACTCTAAAGCATGCTGTCATTATGATTGATGAGTGCCAGAATATGTCTTTTCATGAGTTAGACTCCATTATTACTAGGATGGGAGAGGGTTGTAGAGTTATCTTTTGTGGAGATTTCCGCCAAGCCGATTTGAAGCAGAATGGGATGCAGGATTTCATACAAGTACTCAAGCGTATGAACGAATTCGACTTTATAGAGTTTGGTGTAGACGATATTGTCCGTTCCGAGTTCGTAAAGAACTATATTATAGCCAAAAATGAACTAGGATTATGAAAGCAGTTATTAGTAACAGGATATACCTTGAGTGCACGAAAGAGTATAGGGAAGTTATAAATAAAGAACTTACCTATACTATTCCTGGATTCAACGAACATGAACCACCTCAAGTAATCAAGAATATGTCCCGTATTCGAGAGAATCTTGTTACTATACCTGTGGGAAGGATGGATTTAATCCCAGATGACTACGAAATAGTCGATAAACGCTTAGAGTTGCCTGTTGACTTTCCTGAGTTTAAGTTCCCTTTGCGGGAAAGTCAACAAATTGTTTATGACGATATCGAAGGCAGTGCTATAATCAACGCATGGGTCAGTTGGGGAAAGACTTTTACAGGTTTAGCTATCGCAGCTAAACTGGGTCAAAAGACTCTTGTAATTGTCCACACTGTCCCTCTAAGAAACCAGTGGGCGAGAGAGGTAGAAAAAGTATTTGGAATTACGGCTGGCATCATAGGCAGTGGTAGATTTGAAATTGATGCTCCTATCGTCATTGGGAATACACAGAGTTTGTACCGAAATATAGACAAGATAAAACGAGAGTTTGGGACTATTATACTTGATGAGATGCACCATGTTAGTAGTCCCACCTTTTCTAGACTTTTAGATACAAATTACTGCAAGAATAAGATAGGCTTATCGGGCACTATAGAAAGAAAAGACGGTAAGCATGTGGTGTTTAGAGACTACTTTGGGCCTAAGCTGTATCAACCACCAAAAGAAAACTATATGGTACCTAAGATACACGTTTATAAATCTGAAATAAGATTTATGGACGGAGCTAACATACCTTGGGCTAATCGAATTAATGATCTGTCCAATAATAGTGATTATAGACACACAATAGCTATGCTCGCAGCAGGCTACGCTGCAAAAGGGCATAAGGTACTTGTGGTGTCAGATCGAGTCGCTTTTTTAAAGAGCTGCGCCGAACTGACAGGTGAAACATCCGTATGTGTTACGGGTGAGGTATCGCATGAGGACAGAGAGAAGTTAGTAGACGAAATACTGTACGGGAATAAAACTGTTTTATACGGCACTCAAGCTATTTTTAGCGAAGGTATCTCCGTTAGTAGTCTAAGCTGTCTCATTCTTGCCACTCCAGTTAACAATGAACCATTGCTTACTCAGCTTATTGGTCGTGTCATACGGAAGCAAGAGGGAAAAACTTCTCCAGTAATAATAGACATACATCTAGTAGGAAAAACGGCCCAACGACAAGCATCAAATCGAATGGGATACTATATAAAGCAAGGCTACGAAATAAAACAGCTATAAATGCTAAGATCGGGAACCTAAGAAAAAAAGTTCTTGACAAATAAGGGAAAGTTTGATATAATATGCTCTTGTATAACTGGAAGAAGGTATTTAAAGATGCAAATGGAAGTGTAAACGACGTCGTCCTGATATTCAAAATGTTGACCAACGGATTAGTTCCTCGCAACAAGTACGATAAACTGTACAAGTTTTATCTGAAAGACTATAGTGGTAAATCTTACATATTGCATCCAGACGTACTTTTATACAACTTATACAAATATACCAATATCGAAGCTGCACAATATCTTGCTCTAGCCTCTTTGAGACCTTTAGCGGAGTATTATGCAAGTGGAGAAATTACTTTAGACCTGTTTCATAACCCTGTAGACAGGTCATTATTTATTAATAATAGGCTATTGAGAGTAGAAGATGAAAAACTACATTTTCTATTTGAAAAAGTCCCAACGGAGAAACATTAAATGGCTTTAACATTCGGAAAATCAAAAGGCGCTGCACAGAAATCCTCAATCAACTCTTACACATATCGAGATGGAGACAACAGTCTTCGTTTAGTAGGTGATATCCTAGCTCGTTATGTATATTGGATTGAAGGTAAGAACGGCAAGAACATTCCCTTTGAGTGTCTGTCCTTCGACCGAAACGAAGAACGTTTCAACAATAAAGAAAAAGATTGGGTTCGAGAGTACAACCCCGATCTGAAGTGTGGCTGGAGCTATGCAATGCAGTGCATTGACAATGGCGAAGTCAAAGTAGTAAATCTAAAGAAGAAGCTCTTTGAGCAAATCATGACAGCAGCAGAAGACTTGGGCGATCCAACAGACCCCGTAACTGGTTGGGAAGTTAAGTTCAAGCGAGTAAAGACCGGACCACTAGCATACAATGTTGAGTATCAGCTTCAGGTATTGAAGTGTAAGACTCGTGCTTTGGATGACGATGAGATGGTATTATTTAATGCGTTGAAGTCTATGGATGAGGTTATGCCTCGCCCAACACCAGATGCTCAAAAAGCCTTGCTTGATGAATTCCGTCAAAACGGTGCTGATGAGATTGACGAAACTTTAGAAGACGAGTTTAATGTAGGATGATTTTATACACGGCAGACTGGCATATCAAGCTGGGTCAAAAGAATGTACCACGAGAGTGGGCGCTAAATCGGTATAAACTGTTCTTTCAACAGATTTATGACCTCGAATTAGAGTGCAGTATGCACATTATTGGAGGAGATTTATTTGACCGTCTGCCAAATATGGAAGAATTGGAACTTTACTTTTCTTTTATTAGAAAGGTAAAGATTCCAACCATAATCTACGATGGGAATCACGAAGCTACTAAGAAGAACAAGACTTTCTTTACACAATTAAAACAAGTCTCCAGGGATATTAATCCTCTAGTAAACATAGTAGATATATCGTATATTGATGAAGATTTAGGTTATGGAATACTACCATACGCTGACCTGCATAGGCCAGGCAGTATAGAGCAGTTTGATACATCAAAACCTTTGTTTACGCATGTTCGTGGTGAGATTCCACCTCATGTTAAGCCAGAAATAGATTTAAGTAGATTTGAAAGTTTCCCTGTTGTGTTTGCTGGTGATCTACACGCACATAGTAACACGCAGCGTAACATAGTATATCCTGGTTCGCCTATGACAACTTCTTTTCATAGAAACGTAGTTGAGACAGGATATCTACTAATTAATGAAAACAATTGGTCATGGTTATGGGAAAGGTTTAGCTTACCGCAACTAATTCGTAAAACAGTTAGTGATCCAAAAGAGATGGTAGCTACCGATTATCACCATACTATTTACGAGATAGAAGGTGACATCCAAGAACTAGCAGGTATTAAGAACACAGAGCTACTAGATAAAAAAGTAGTAAAACGTTCTTCTGAAGCTGCCCTCTTTATCGAGAAGGATATGACCATCGAAGAAGAGTTAGTAGAGTACTTAAACTATATTCTAGAAATTAACGAAGATCGAATACCTGATATTATAGGAACTTTTAATGATTACGCTTCAAAAGTTGAAATGGAGTAACTGCTTCAGCTACGGTGCGGATAACGAGTTAGATTTATCGGATAATACAGTAACTCAGATAATTGGTACTAACGGTATGGGTAAGTCATCCATACCGTTAATTATCGAAGAAGCACTGTATAATAAAAACTCAAAAGGCATCAAGAAAGTAGATATACCCAATAGATATGTGAATAACGGTTATAGTATTCACCTCTACTTTAAGAAAGATGCGGAAAATTATGAAGTTATAATCAACCGTAAAACAAATATCAAGATTCAATTATTACATAATGGAGAGGANATCAGTAGTCACACGGCTACAAATACATATAAGACTCTGCAAGATATAATTGGTATTGATTTTAAAACATTTACTCAGCTAGTGTATCAGAATACAAGTACTAGTTTACAGTTTCTTACAGCGACAGACACAAATAGAAAAAAGTTTCTAATAGATTTGTTGCACCTAGAGAACTATGTTAAACTGTTTGAAGTATTCAAAGAAGCTGCAAAAGGTTATGGTAATAACTTAACTAAGATTGAAGCGACTATAGCAACTATCGAAAAATGGTTACAAGATAACAAATTGAGTGATACTACCCTACTTCCTATGCAAGATATTGAAGTTTACACGGAAGAAGACGAGAAAGAGTTACGTTCTCTATCAATAGAACTTCAAAATATCTCTGATACGAATAGAAAAATTTCTATGAATAATCAGTATAAAAACATGCTGAACGAGATAGACTTAGCTTCAGTACAAAGTATTAAAGCTAGTGAAATTTTATCTTACGATCATTTACAGGGAGAGTTAGGCGGTCTTAAACAAATCGCAGCGGGGTCTAAGAAAGCTATCGAGAAGATGACAACATTAGGTACTCATTGTCACACTTGCGAACAGTCGATAGACCCTACTCACATGAGTCAGCTAGTGAGTACTGAGCAATCAAGAATAGATGATGCAAAGGCAAGATCCGCTAGTATCCAGCAACAGATTACTGAAATTATAGAAAATAATAAACAATTTCAGAAAAAGACAAAAACCCAGAAAGAATGGGAAGATTTGTACAGAAGTATAGAATCAGATTTACCTTCTATACCTTTGAACAAATCAGATATTGAAGAAAAGATTGAGGAATTAGAGACAGTTCTGAAAGAGTCTAGAGATAGTATTAATGCTATTGCGAAAGAGAATGATCGCAGGACTAAAAGGAATACTCGTATTCAAGTAATCCAAGAGCAAACAGATGACTTTTTATCCGACTTAGCTGAATGTACAAAATTATTCAAAGCCGAGCAAGAGATAGCTTCTAACTTAGAAGTATTGAAGAAGTCTTTTAGTACTAATGGATTGCTTGCATATAAGATTGAAAATCTAGTAAAAGAACTAGAAGAGCTTACTAATACTTATCTTGCAGAGCTTTCAGACGGTCGTTTTACACTTGAGTTTGTAGTATCAAATGACAAACTAAATGTACAAATCACTGACAACGGAAGTCTAGTAGATATTCTAGCACTTTCAAGCGGTGAGTTAGCAAGAGTAAATACTGCTACATTGATTGCGATTCGTAAGCTAATGAGTAGTATTTCAAAGTCTCAAATCAATATCTTATTTTTAGATGAAGTAATTAATGTATTAGACGATACAGGCAGAGAGAAGTTAGTAGAAGTTCTACTCTGCGAAGAAGGTCTTAATACTTATGTTGTCAGTCATGGCTGGACACATCCTCTGTTAGAGAAAGTGGAAGTGGTTAAGGCAGGAAACGTTAGTAAACTGGAGAAGTAATGAGAAGTACTCGTATGAGGCATATTGCAAAGATTACACAACGAGCATCAGCACAGAGAAGAACATTTCTATTAACTAAAGAGCTTACAGCCAAGCCGGAGAAATCCGAAACAGAAGAAGAGAATGGTAGATTCGAGAGCGAAAGGGGCACGGGGCGAGTATCTGATTAGAGATATGCTTAGAGAAGTTACAGGATATAAGTTTGAGAGAGTGCCAGCTTCTGGCGCTCTCGAATACTTAAAAGGGGATTTATATGTCCCTCATGAAAAGAATCGGTTTTGTATTGAAGTTAAAAACTATGCTGATTCTCCTTTAAACGACTCTATGTTTACAGCTCAGAAAACGAATAACTTAATTCGTTGGTGGAAGAAAGTAGTAATACAAGCTGAAGGCGGTAACCAGGAGCCTTTATTGTTTTTTAAATATAACCGGTCAAAACCATTTGTAGTAAGTGCGATAAAGCCAGAGGTAGTAAACTATATGTATATTAGCTGGCTAGATTGTTATATTTCATTAGCTACCGAATGGTTAGAGCATGAAAAAGTAGAGTTTATCAATGGCATTTAATTTTACAGATAAAATTGTAAAAGATAGAAAAGAGGCAACACTAATAGTAGATTCGCTTAACTTAGCGTTTCGATGGAAGCACCAAGGTAGGACAGACTTTAGGTATGATTTTCAAAAAACTGTTCAGAGCTTAGCCGAGTCATACAAATGTAAGAATGTTATAATTACAGCAGACTGGGGCTCCTCTGTATATAGAAAGAATATCTCACCCGATTATAAACAGAATCGAAAAGATAAGTTTGCTACTCAAACAGAAGAAGAGAAGATAGCATTTGAAGAGTTCTTTGAAGAGTTNGAAGAGTCTTTAACTGTACTAGCAGAGGATTATCCCATCCTTCGCTATAAAGGTGTAGAGGCTGATGATATAGCCGCTCATCTAGTAAAAGAAAAAGATAAGTACGGATTAGAGTATATCTGGCTTATATCAAGTGACCGAGACTGGGATCTACTTATACAAGAAACTGTATCAAGATTCTCCTATGTTACTCGAAAAGAAGTACGTTTAGATAATTGGGAAGAACATTACAACGTAAGTCCAGAAGAATACATCTCAATGAAGTGTTTAACTGGGGATAAAGGTGATAATGTTGCAGGTATACCAGGAATTGGGCCTAAGAGAGCTGAACAGCTTATAAAAGAATATGGCGATGCAATGGATATCTACAATGTACTACCACTTGTTAGTAAGTATAAGTATATACAAGCACTGAATGAGAATGCAGAGCAGTTACTAATAAATTACGAGTTAATGGATTTAATAACTTATTGCGATGATGCAATTGGAGCTGATAATTTGGCAGATATAGGGCGGAGAATAAATGAACGTAGTAATTGATTATAGAAGAGATAGATATCTATCTGAGTTTAGTATTAAAACATTGGAAGATAGGTATCTCGTAAACGGTGAGACTTCTCCACAAGAGGCGTTTGCAAGAGCGGCTAGTGCGTTTGCAGATGATGAAGCTCACGCACAGAGATTGTATGATTATGTTAGTAAGCTATGGTTCATGTTCTCTACTCCTATTCTGAGTAACGGAGGCACTACAAGAGGTTTACCTATTAGTTGTTTTCTGAATTATGTTGATGATAGTAGAACAGGTTTAACTAACCACTATACTGAGAATGCTTTTCTTTCGAGTGTTGGTGGTGGGATTGGTGGTTGCTGGAATGGTATTCGTTCTGTAGGGAGTAAAACCTCAGCGGGGTCAGAGAGTACTGGAGTAATCCCCTTCTTGAAAGTAGTAGATGCAGAAATGCTCGCCTTCTCTCAAGGAGTAACAAGACGAGGTAGCTACGCTGGCTATCTACAAATCTCCCATCCAGAGATTGAAGAGTTTTTAGATATCAGAAAACCTACTGGTGGAGATATCAACCGTAAGTCTACTAACCTGCATCATGGGGTTGTTATTTCAGACAAATTTATGGAATTGATCGAACAAGCTACAATTGTAGAAGGTTTCGATGATTCCTGGGATCTAGTAGACCCGCACACAGGAAACGTAGTAAAGACTGTTTCGGCTAAGACACTTTGGGTTAAATTGATTCAGAATCGTGTTGAAACTGGAGAGCCTTACATAATGTTTGGTGATACTGTACAAGCAGCTTTGCCTGATTGTCAGAAAGCTCTTGGCTTACAGGTACATCACTCAAACTTATGTAGTGAAATTACACTTGCTACAGACAAGGATCGTACAGCGGTATGTTGTCTTTCTAGTGTAAATTTAGAAGAATATGATGAATGGAGCAACAATGAGCAGTTTATACCTGATTTAGTACGCATGTTAGATAATGTACTATCTCACTTTATTGCAAATGCTCCAAGTGAGCTAGAACGAGCACGATACAGTGCTGAACGAGAACGTAGTATTGGATTAGGAGCTATGGGATTTCATGCCTATTTACAGAGACATAATATACCGTTTGAAAGTGCTATCGCGAAAGGTCGCAACATGGCAATCTTTAAACACATCAAAACTGAAGCAGAAAAAGAAAGTATTGTACTCGCTACTCTTCGAGGCGAAGCTCCTGATGCTGCGGGTACTGGAAGGCGTAATTGTCATCTTTTGGCAATCGCTCCTAATGCTAGTAGTAGCATCATTTGCGGTAATACTAGTCCTAGTATTGAGCCTTATCGAGCTAATGCGTTTACTCAAAAGACTAAGTCGGGATCGAGTTTAATGAAGAACGAGTATCTTGAGCACATTCTCCAAGAGATAGATCAAGATACTGATGAAGTTTGGAAGAGTATCATTACAAAGGCAGGAAGTGTACAACATCTAGATTTTCTTGATGAGTATACAAAAGATGTATTTAAGACCGCCGTAGAGATAGATCAGAGATGGATTATTGATATGGCAGCGGATAGACAGAAAGAAATTTGTCAAAGTCAATCTTTGAATGTATTTTTCCCCGCTAATATATCAAAGCAAGAGTTACACGCAGTACATATGATGGCTTGGAAAAAGAAAGTAAAAACATTATACTACTTGCGTAGTGAAGCAATGAAAAGGGCTGAGACAGTCTCGGATGAAACTTTAAGACAGTATATGTTTGATAGCATAGATGAAGACGCTTGTTTAGCGTGTGAGGGATAGAGATGAGTAACTTACTAGAAGAGAGAGATTATTATAAACCGTTTAATTACCCTTGGGCTTTTGAACATTATAAATCACAGCAGCACATGCACTGGCTACCAGATGAAGTAAATCTAGCAGATGATTTAAAGGACTTTCGTGAAAATCTGAGTCCTGGTAATAAAAAACTATTATCACAGATTTTCCGATTCTTTACCCAAGCAGACGTTGATGTATGTTGTGGATATGCTACGCATTATCTACCAACATTCAAGCAGCCGGAAGTACGAATGATGTTGTCTGCTTTTGCAGCAATGGAAGCCGTACATCAGGAAGCATACTCACTACTACTCGAAACACTGGGTTATGGTGAGGATGAGTACCAAGAGTTCATGAAGCATAAAGCTATGATGGACAAGCACGAACATTTAAGTAACTTTGGAATGAGTACAAAGATGGACATTGCTAAAACAATGGCTATTTATTCAGGATTTACAGAGGGAGTTCAATTATTTAGTAGTTTTGCTATTCTATTGAACTTTCCACGACACAACCTTATGAAGGGCATGGGACAGATTGTAACTTGGTCTGTTCGAGACGAAAGTCTACATGTGGAAGGTATGTCACAGTTATTCCGTACTTTTATTCAAGAAAATCCAGAACTGTGGAACGATGACCTAAAGTACGCAATTTACTGCGCAGCAGAACGCTCAGTTGAGCTGGAAGATGCGTTTATTGATCTGTGTTTTGAGGGTGCAGATGTACCTAATCTAACACCAGAAGACGTAAAGTTGTATATTCGCTATATTGCTGATAGACGACTGCTAGGACTAGGCTTGAAGAAGATTTTTGGAAGTGAAAAGAATCCTTTAGATTGGCTAGACTATATGTTAAACGGCGTTGAACACGCTAACTTTTTTGAAAACAGAGCCACCGAGTATTCCCGCGCAAGCACTACCGGTAATTGGCAAGATATCTTTAAATAAACAGGAAATAAAATTATGTCAGAACAACAAGAAGAGCAAGTAATTACATTCAAAGAACAGAACTACAATGTAAGTGACCTTAGTGAGAAAGCTAAGTATCTTATATCTCAACTTCAAGATTTGCAGCAGCAAGGATCACAGTCTCGAGCTAGGCTAGACCAGATCACAGTAGCTGTTAAGGGTTTTGAAGACCTACTAGAAGCAGAATTAACTGCTGAAACAGAAGAGTAAATGAGAAAGGGGCGTTAGCCCCTTTTTTTATTTATATGTGTATCTAATTATTGCAATCGTGCCATCTTCTAATAACTCTTCTGAAATATCATAAAAGGTAGAAGAGGGCTTATTTTTAAGGTACGTATAAAAAGTACTGTCTGTAAGAGAGATGACTTTATAACCAATAACGCCCATAGCTTCTTTGAGGTACTCTTTTGTCTGCGCGACATAAACCGCATCATAAAGCCAGCTTTTCGAGTTGTTCGCATCTGAGCCATACATAGCATAAATCCACCCAATATATGAAGGATCATCCCGAGATATACAACCTAATGCCATGTGGATGGGGGTGTCGTCCTTATTCCACACAATCACTTTTGTATCTGAATGTTCGCATGACGCACTAAACAGACTCATTAGGGACTTTTTCTTTTCTTCTAAAGAAGCGTTGCTACCTAGACTATCCCAAGGCATGTGAGGACCCAGCTCAGGGAAAGCTGTATTAAATATTCTATCAAATACAACTGTGTCAATACTTGAAATTTCTGAAATTTCTATCATGTTTTACGCCCTCCGTAAAACTGGTTCATGCTTATAGACCCTGAAGTGGGAATCCCAGTATTCACTGTCTCGCTGCCACTTGATGTAGTTCTTCTTCGGGCTTGGTAATAATACCTAGTCGACTGGAAGTACTGGGCACTACCCGGCTCATAATCATAGCCATCTTGAGCAAAAACGGGGTAAACGTTAGATGCATTAAATCCTAAAAATTTTACCACTCCGTCCCAGCGTATATACAGCCTATCATAATATCTATCATACATAAAATGAGTAGAAGAAACGTCTGCTCCGTATGCTGACCAGGCACCTGCGGGGATTCCTACACTAGTAGGCACATAAGAACCGCCTCTGTAGTATTCAGACATGCTTATAGGATTCGCGCCTGTAAATTCCGTTTGAATTTGTAAGAAGGATATGGCGCCTGAACCTTGTAGTGCCACTTAGCTAATCACTCCACAGGAAATCTTATGGGCAACACCCATACCGACTTCGCCCACACGAACTACAGTAGCTTCGTGATCGTAAGCACCATCCACATCAAAACAGACGTTGACTAAACGCTCATGAATACAGCCTGACTCATCACAGGTAAACTTCACCTTGATATCTCGGCAGGCAGATTCAGAGATAATGGTCTCGCCTTCGTTATCGGGGTCAGGCATTTCGTTAGCGCGAGTGCCGGTGTATTCTTCTAAAAGTTCGTATGTTACTGACATTATTTATTCTCCTATTACCTTGGTTATATTATGCGCTTGCACAGTCTGAGCACCGGCATAGCTGGCACGAGACTTCGTTTTCCGCTGGGTTAATTACTTCAGTAAAAATCGGTGCATGGTGCTCAAGCCCACACGCAATACAAATTGCCCTTTTATTTCTCCTTTAACTGTCTTTTAAGTTCATCAACTTCATCTTTAAGTTCTTTAATTGCTTCGATTAGTAGACCTACCATATTTCCGTAAGCAACGTTCTTTATTCCTTCGTTATTTTCTGAAACTACTTCGGGGAAAACAACTTCTACTTCTTGAGCAATTACGCCAGCATGCCTTTCTTCTTTATCTTCTACATCGTTTCTTGTGAAAGTGACTCCGCGCATTGCTTGAACTTTGCTGAGTGCATTTTCAATTACTTCGACATTTTCTTTTAATCTAGAATCTGAATATGCTGTGATATTTCCAGCCATTGTTAAGTTTCCAGACATGTCCATCACAAAGCGATTTGTTCCCGCTGACCAACCACCAATTCTAAATATGTTGTCCGAATCAAGCCCCATGTTTACGGCATAATACCCTGCTCGGTGGAAGGACATAATAGCCCCAGTATTACCTGAAGA